TAGTAATCAAAGCTGTCAATACGAACCCCAGAAACATCGAACAAATAAGATACCTTAAACAAGGGTCTAGTTAGATCATCCTTATATATTGGCTCAGTAAATCTAAAAAGCAGGGGTTGCCCGTCAATATAAGGTTCGTACCCAAAAGGAAACGCCTGTTTCATTAAAATAATGAGCATATCTGCGTGATCTTCTTTTACCGCTTCAGTGTCTATAATATATCTAAATGTGTATATTCCAGGATAATCACGTACTTCATAATGATCCGGAACTACACGTACATTTCCGTTAGCAAGTTGTATAACTTTTTTTTGGGTGGATGGCCTAAATACTTCTATTCCAAATCTACGCCTGCTTTTTTCTTCAAAAAAACCGGAACGAGTTACTGATGCAAATGGATATTCATTTTCCCCACGTTCTCTAGCTGGCTCATAAGGCAATACTGGTATAGATACACTATCTATTTCAATAAGCCTTAATCGCTCTACTATAAATTCATCTAGTTGACTTATTATATTCATTTAGTTAACTTTGTATCGTTGATCCAACTAGTCGTGGTTTCTTTATTTTTATCGTCAGTTATAGTTACTGATGATAAAATAGGCTTACCCACTGTATCATGTATAGCTTTCATTATAAAACTATCTATACTAGGTAACTTGCTTAAAATAAAAGATTTTAAAGTTCCGGTTAAATCAGGGATTCCAGAAGATTTTAATTTGGAAGCTGAGATTTTTGGTCTAAACTTTAGCTGCATATCCCCCATATTACGTTTACTAAAATAAAACTTAACGGGTATGCCATATTTTTCTTCAAATTCTTTTGATAATTTATCACTAAAGCTACTAATAGACGAAATTAAATTCCTGTGATATAGAAGACCCGATTTCCTGGAATAAGATGATGACGACTTAGCCATTAAGTAGCCTTCTTCCCTCTAAAAGAAAATCCGGCTTCCCCCGAAGTTGACTTTTGTCTCTCTAGTTCTGCTGCCTTTCTCACATAAAAGACAGCAAAAACATCCCCCGCCCCTTTATATGGAGTTAATCTATCATCAAGATATGGTTCTGTTAGTGTAAAGTCATACCGTATCCCATCTACTAAAAAATAACTAGTGGCTGGTATTTTTGTCAATCCACTTTCTTGTATATCTCTATTTAGTAAAATAATTCCTAACGAATGTCGATCTAGTACACCTTGAGAATTATCTGACGTAAAATGATCTCTTCTAGCCCTTACTATCTCAGTATGAACTATGGCATGAAATTTAATAGTTAAGCCATTAGCCAGCACACATATAACATCTTCATTATAAACCCCATCAAAGGTTGACTCTAAAATACTTTTTACCTGTAGTCCAGTTGCAAGCACTCTAATCTCCTAATGGGGCATCAAGTGGAGTTTCAGCTAAAACTTCGTCGTATAGAAAATATTCATAATTTTCGGGTGATATTAAAGCACCCCCACCTATTTGGGATAAATATTTTTTCATAATTAAATAAACAGGAAGCGTAAATATTCCTGCCAAAGCTTCCATCTTATTGGTAGTTCCAGTATAATCTGTTCCGGCAGTAGAAGAGGCCGCAGAAGTCTTTACATTTATTACATTTGCCACCTGTACTTCGTTAACTATAGCATTCTGTAAAGCTGTTGGCAATGAAAGATCTTCAGACATCTGCACTTGTTGTGCAAAGTTAGGTAGCACCACAAGACAAGCCAGCAATGCTTGTGCCTCTTTTACTTCATCAGGTATGGTTAATAAATTTTCCGGGGCAGTTGTTCTGTCCAGAGACTCATAATCTAAAGTATATCTAGAACTAGGCAACGGCTGCCTAGGAAAATCTAACGCCTGATTCTTACATACCCGCATTCCATATAGCGGAAGCTGTCCTATTAATTGTGCCGAAAGTCTAAGTAAATATTCTTTTTGCGTGGGTATCGTATCTACATAAGTTCCAGGTATGAATCCAAAAATATCATTAGCAGATCTTGATATAGTTTCTACAATTAAACTTTCTTCTACGTCAGTTAATACTAATTTAATTTTATCATCTACAGTTGGAGAAGCTGTAATACCAGAGACATTAGAATTTATAAAGATACATATATTAGTAGTAGTTATTGGTGTAGTAGAGGACGAAAAAGTAATAACTTGTGAATTTCCGTCCCCTATTTTAAATGATAATTTATCTGAAATACCAGATACAGGTAGAAAAGGTCCAGCTATTGTTCCAGTTATACGCAATCCTCTACCAGAATTTAAACTATTCCACAGCGGAGTTATTAAACCCGAATTCAATATTATTTCTTCGGCTTCCTCTAGGTTGATATAGCTATTAGACGTGGTAGACGCTGGATCTAAAACGAGCATTATTTACTAACCTTATTTTTTTTAGTAACTTTTCTATCGTCAATTATTATTGATGGAATTACTTCTATCTCTACTGCATCAGAAATTTCTTTTACATCGGGCTCTAAGGTTATTTCATTATCCACGTTAATTGCTGGCTCTTTAACTAATTCTAAATACTCTACTTTAAAAAGTTTTTTCCCAAAATCATCGTGGACCTTTTCTAAAACTCTACCTACTGATTCATGGAGTGTTCTAAATGACCCGCCTTTGAATAGATACGGATCATTGAACACAACCATATTAAACGTGGTTCCTTCTTTTCCTAGACATGTTACGGTGCAATCCATGGGTTACCTATTTCTTCCCGCCTTTTTTACCACTACATTTGAAATAAACCACTAGTTAACCTCCTAGGTTAATTTTATTAGTAAGTTGTAGTGCCTGTAGCAGTAAGACCGCGAGCCTTAACAACTGCGTCAGTCTGCTCAATTTCAAACGCCAAGCGCATAGTAACTACAATAACATGGGATCTTTCCCTAATCATACGATCAGTCTCTACCTGTATTTTTCTCTGAATTCCAAGAATAAGATTCTGTGGGAGAGTAAGAATATAGTTAGCATCTGGCATCATAGCACATGGGGCTACCGGAACACCAAAAGCTTTAAGAACCGCCGCATAATCATTAGTGGTTCTAACGTCGCCTAGAGCTGTCTCACGCATTGCCAACTGAGCTGCAAATTCTGTCTCAATGTAATGAGAAGTATAGAATTTCATCTGTGATCTATTGCGCAAATACTTTGTGGGCATAGCATGAATACCGGCCTTAAATATATTTACATCAAGATCAGAAGGAGGAGTAGTATAATTTACAACGTGATCAGTAGCCTTAATTAGCAATCCGTCAAACAAAGCCAAATAAGGATCAGTTGCACTATGATACCCAAGAATAATAAGTTCCTCTAGATCAATGGCAGCCCGTTCCGTAATCATTGTCATTATAGTAGATTCGAGAGTACCTCGCTCAATATTATCTTCCAAAACATCATACGGAATGTGTACTTCAGCCATAATTTCTTTAGTGGTCAACTCAATTTTATCAGTAGTCGGAGCAGACCTATTACCAGATGAAAGCTGAGAACCCGATGCGGGGGCCGCGTGCATAATACGATCTGCAAATCCAATAGTATTAATTTGCATAGTCGGCGCATTCATAGGAACGATACGCATTTCATTAAGTATAGTGGGTTGATCTACCAGCAATCTAATAAATGTATCAGATTGCATAGGATTTAAATAACCGCCATCGGCAACTAGATTACTAACCGCTATATCGGTTTTCTCTACAATCGTCTTTGTGTTAATCTTGCCCATATTAAAACATTCCTCCTAATATAATTTATTTACTTTTAAGGTGATCAAAAATGCCCGCAAAAGGACTTTCCGGAACTTTTGGCTGCTCTGTCTTTATTACAGTTTCCACGGGAGCGCTAGGCTCTGGAACATCACCATCAATTTTCTCTACTAACTCCTCCAATTTCTCTACTTTAGAGGCCATTTTAGTCATTATGTCTTCCATTTTCTGAAGATTAGAAAATGGATCCAAATCTGGCATAGGAGTAGTTATACCCTCACTTGCAGATGGAATACCCTTACCAGACATCTCATCATTGGATTCTGTTTTTTTAGTCATAGCATCTACTAAGCTCTCAACTTTTTGTGCTAAAGAACTAATGAGCTTAGTCATTTCTTCCTGATTTTTAAACACCTGATTTTGAATATCACTCATACTCAGCGGAACTGGATCAGGAACGCCGTTATTCATTCCGGACTGTGTTGACATCGCATCCATTTTTTCTACCTCATTGTTTGTAACTTCCATACTTTTAACCTCACTTATGTTATCTTTCTTCTCAAAATTTATAGGGTATCTCAATGCTACATTAGTTTGACCTGAATTCATATCCAAGCCAGCAGCTATAAAAATTTTAAAGGCATCTAAGGAGTTAGCAATTGCCGCTTTCTTTTTCTTATTATCCAATTTGTCTAATGACATGGTTCCGGTTAATGAATTAACTAAATTATTTAATTGGCAATAAAACTCGTCACCAAAAGTTTCAACCACATTCTCACTAAATTTAACTGGAGTATCCATTATAGATGCTTTATAAACTATATGTGACTCATTTGGAGTCTTTGGCTGACCTATAATAACAAAAGCACTATCCTCTTCATTCAATCTTACTAATTTTACTGACTCTTCTTTGAGATCACTCATTGAAAAACTAATATGCTTAGTATAATCGCCATGATTCTCTGTCTTAGCAATTTTAAAATCACTAGAAAACAACGGAACTTCATAGTCAGTCAAGCTCTTACCCAACGGAGTGATTACACTTTGTATCACATCATCCATACTTTCCTCCGATTTTATTACTTTAAAGGGAACGCGATTAGCTCCTTTATCAACTAACGAAATGAAGCCTACATCAAGATCCTCCATATACTCAACTTCTGTCTCTATAGGTTTAAGAGTAACTGGCATCATTAGCCTCCAAAGCATATCTATGGACGTGACCAAACGCCTCTTCTGTTACAGAGTACGCTGTTATATCATGTACGTGTCCCATGGATTCGCTAGATCTAGTGTGTATAACTTTATTATTTTCGTCGAAATGAATAATATAGGAATGCGTGTGCGCGGGAACCATCTCATCTAAATTCTTAAAAGTTTCTCCAGTAGCCTCTATAACTTTATCAATTACTTCTATCTGTTTACTTAATTCTGTAACCCCAGATAGAGAATAACAATTTATTTCTCCTTTGAGAATCCTATTCCATAAAGAATCTGATTCTATCTTAGTGGCAGCCACCCAGGATCCTTCGATAAACCCATCAGGATCGTTCTTACGCGCCAAAAAATTTTCTACTACATAGCTTCCGGTGGGCTCCTCATTATGCATAAAATCAATATTATAGGTTCTCTGATTTTTCATAAAATTATAACATGCTTTTTTTATTTCCTCTGAAGTCATGATATTTCCGTGAGCATCTTCTTGTCCTGGAATATAGACCTCGCCTATAACCACTCTCTCATAATCACCCTTAACTACTAATTTTCGATAGGACATAAAAAACCCTCTATATTTAGTTAAAAACATTTTACATACATAAATGTCAAGAAAAATATGTAGTTACGTAATATGTGATTTTTAAAATGGCTGCGTTGCTTGATAAAAAAATATTTAATAAGTAAGTGCATTTTTTTATTGACAAATTTTCATTTCTGTGCTATTACTTAAGCAGTAAAGGAGCGGAGATATTTTTTGGGAAAGTTGTAAACTAAGAAATAAATAAAGATATAAACTAAGAAATAAATAAAGATATAAACATACCCCTCCGGGGAAAAATTCAGAGAAAATTTTTTTGGGATAGACTTAAGAGGAAAAATTTAAAGAGAAAATTTTTTTAATTTTTCTCAAGAGCCTTACCCCTCCAAAATTAAAGGGAAAAATTTTTTCAATACTTTTCCGGAAAATTTCCGACAACCCGAATGGCAATTTTTCGCTCCTGCCCGTGCCCGCTTACCTAGCAATTATCAAGCAGCCTAAAAAGTAAAATCTTTCGTTTATGGTATAAACCAGAGTGATATGCGCTCAAGATACTTTTACCGCATATTTCACTTTTTTCTTGACAAATTTTAAAAAGTGTGTTAATAAAACCAACAATGAAAAATAAAATAAATCTAAAAGATGTGATTAATCAAACCAAGGCTATACGAGAAAGGAAAGTGCCCAGACCCAAATCGGATAATCACATAGAATGGCTGTGCCGCAGGTACGGCCTAATTTTTTCTTTTAAGGACCCTAAAGTAGACCACAATAAAATGATGTACACTTATAAGTACATCTTAAATAAAATTAATCGCGATGGCAATACACTTGAACTTATTATAAAACATTATTCCACCATAAGCAAACTATATCAATATTTTCATCCGGAACATCACTCATTATATTTTAATTTATTTTTTGTAAAAGATCACCTAAAATTAGTGTTAGATTCAGTTAGGATTTTAAATACGTTCAATCATTATGTGGATTGGATTACCTTAAAATATTTTTTAGAGAAAGAGGGAGAGGAGTATGAAGAACTTAAAACCTATGAAGACTCTTTTAGCCGTAAAAAAAGAACAGGCGAACGAGAATGGACGATCTCATAGCTCATTATTTACTAGCGTTAATAAGAAGCTAATAGAGAATGGATTTTCTGGAAACCTAGATCTTTTAGATAGGGTATTATCCGATAATCCTCACTTTTATGAAACTTGTAATAGAATTCATTATAGGCTTCAGAAACATAGATGCGTCTTTGTAGTGTGTAATAGTGGAGATGTAATGTGGAAAATACATGCCTATTTCCCAGTATTATATGCTATTAATAATTTGGGCAAATCCGTATATCGTGTTACCATCAAAAAACTTATAGATAGTCTTCTGGATAAGGATAACTATAATAAAAAATTAGAATTTAAGCAAAGCTTAAGTGTATTCACCGGGATATTATACCCAGATCCTAGGCTAAATAGTATGGGACCCAGCATAGAATATGTACTAGAAGATATCATATGTAATACTAATCCCAGTAAAAAAGTGCTGTTCACCGCCTACAACTACTTTGGAAATAGAGACAACGCAATAACTGACTGTACACATAGACTACGAACTTATTATTCCCCTAAATTGGAAGATATTTTTAAGAGAAATGTAGATTTACTATATATTAATTCTCCAGCAGAGGTACGGAGTTCGTGGCTTACCGGTGGTGACAGCGATGACGAATAAACTAAAATTAGAATCGACTACTGGAATCTTATTCTTGACGGCTATCCTAAGAGATAAAGGTCCTCAATCTTTTATGGGTGCCTTTAGGTTAACTCGAAATCATTTTACTGGTGTAGAATTAAAGTTAATAGACTTAATTCAGAACTATGTCGATTTATATAAATCAGTTCCAGATAGAAATTTTGTAGAGATAGAAATAGGCGCGGCACTCCCTGATCCGCCTACGTCAGGGACAGTTTCTTTTTGGGCTGATGAAGTCAGGAAGCGGTATGCTGTAGAAAATTCTTACACAATGTGTAGAGATATTTTAGCAAAAATAACTGAAGGAGATATTGATAGCGCCGCGGATGCTGCATCCCGAATGACAAGGATTTTGATTGAGGGCCAGACTAAAACTAGGGTATACTCTCTGGAAGATGCGTATGATACCCTTTTAGAAGCCCACAATCAAACTAGATTAAATTCTAGCACCTTTGGCATTCCGTTTGGCATAAATTTTTTAGACCACTCTTCTGGAGGAGCTCAAGGTGGTGATTTAATTACAATTGCTGGGCGCCCTGGAAGTTCCAAGACATTCCTTCTTTTACATATGGCTCTGTCTGCGTACGAAACTGGAAAGAATGTCATGCTGATTCCGACTGAAATGTCCGAGATTCAGTATCATAGAAGATTAGCTGCCTTACGTAATACCCTAAGTGTTAACAAAATTAAATTTGGGGAACTTTCTTCTGTTATAGGTATACCACTATTAAAATATGATAAAGAGCTGCTCGAAAAAAATGAGCATAAGTTTTATATGACTGATGCTTCTATGAGTTTAGGCATGCTGGATGTGAAATCTTCAGCTTATGTGTATAAGCCAGACGCTATTTATATTGATGGGGCGTACTTATTACGTCCAGAAACATACGCTAAATCTAGATATGAGATGGTGTCCTCGGTAGCTGAATCACTAAAAATGCTTGCCAAAGAACTAAACATTCCTATTATAGCTACCTATCAGATAAATAAAAAGACTGACGATATTTATCAAAGTGATGTAGTTAGACAGTTATCCAGTATTGTTATAGAGTTAGCTGATAAGACAGAAGATGAGGGCGAGACCTGGGTTCCGGGGATAAAACCTAAAGTTATGAACATAACTAAAGGTCGAGACGGAGAAGAAGGCAGTACCTTGCTATTGCTAGATACTAATCATACACGAGTTGTTGAAAGGGATCCGGATTCCGAGGAAGAAGATGAAGGAGATAGACGTAGTTCGACTTTTGAGATTGATGGGGTATGAAGATCATGAAATGGTAGTTAGGGATGAGTGGATAAATATAATATGTCCACTTGTTAATAAAAAGCATAAACCGGGTCAGCGATCTTTAACTACCCCTAGTGCAGGCATATCCATAAATCCAAGTGGAGAATCCTTTTTTAAATGCTTTTCTTGTACCCCTAAACCTACTAAACTTATTGATCTTGTAATATCTAAGGCACTAGAGAATGAGTATAACGATAGAGCCCTTACTTTATTCTATCAAAGTCGTGAAATTTTTGAAGAATCAGAGTTAGAAAAAGCGGATAACGCTGTTTTTGAGGCAGAATCATTTTCTTCTTCGCTAAAATTTAATAAATGGAAATTAGAGCGTGTGCATAACGAAGAAGAAATAAGAAAAATACCAATGGAGCCAAAATTCCCAGAGGATCTACTAATTAATTTTCCGTTAGTGGCTCAGGAAACCAATAGAACTGCTCTTATGATTAAAGATTATCTAATAAATGTAAGAAAAATTTCATTAGCATCCATTGCCGAGATGGGAATTCGTTACCATGAGAAAAAGAATTTAATTATATTTCCGCTCACCGATATCCGAGGAAATATTCAAGTTTTACGTGCCCGATTATGTGACCCTAGGAATAAATCTATGTTTACCATTTCCTCTAAGGCGGTTAACGGTAAATATAATCTACCAAACATTCGTGATACTGGAGTATCGTTTGGACTTCATAAGGTAGACTCAACTAAGCCGGTTATAATAGTAGAATCTGAGACCGATTGTCTTTTATTAAAAACGTATGGATTTAACAATGTAATAGCAACTACTTCAGCTAGTTTTTCTAAGTCTCAAATTCATAATATACCTTCATCTAATTTATGGATAGGGTTTGATAGTGATGATGCGGGAAGAAGAGCTACGAAAAACTTAATTGCTCTGTCTCATGGAAAGTTATTACATGTTATAAATTGGGATAATGCAGGAGGAAAAGATCCAGGAGATGCAGAGAATAGATTAGATATACTGCGGGCCATAAATAAAAAAGTGCTTGTTGCTCAAAAAAAGTTTGACAAATTTTAAAAAGTATGTTAATGGTATATAACATATATAAATTCTAATTAGAAAGGTTAAAACAATATGTCAAATTGGTTTTCCACCGGACTAGCTGGTATGAAGAAATTTAAGGAAATGGAATCCTTACGTGCTATTACCGCAAATCAATCCCGAGTTAGAAGGTTTAGGCTAAAGCCAGGAGAGAAGGCTAAAATTATTTTCTTAGATCATCCGTCACTTTGGCTTCAGGAACATACAGTAAAAGTAAATGGAAACTACGAAAACTACACCTGCACTGATGAGATAGAAACATGCCCTCTATGTATGGCTAATGTAAAGAGATCTCCTATTTTAGTGTCAACAGTAATTGATTGTCGTAAAGTTACTAGTGAAAAAACTGGTAAGGTTTATCAGTTTCAAAAAGCTTTATACGTAGCTAAAGGTAAGGCTATTAGAGCTATGCTACGTCAGTTTTTAGAAGCAAACAAACTAGATTTAACTCACTACGCCATTGACGTAGAAAGAGACACCGATCCTAAGTCAGTATCTTGCGGTGAGTTCTTTACTGAGGATAAAAAAATAGCGGTATCTGCTTTAGATAAAATAGCTGCTAAAGTAAATGAAGACCCTAAAGATGCTAAAGAATATCTCAAACCTTTTGATTATATGACTATTCTAGCGCCATTACCAAATTCAGATCTTAGGCGCATAGTGGGATTAGGAGAACCGCTAGGAGGAGATTCCTCTTCTGAGCTAGAAGGACTTGGGTTTAGTCTAGAGGATAGTCCAGAAAAAGAGGAGTTGGATGAGCTTGGTATTGACGACGACGAAGACGAAAAAATTAAAGTGGACACTCAGGAGAAGGCAGAAGAAAGCAGTACAACTTCAGATAAAAAAACTAAGACAGAGACTAAAACAGAAGACGACGATCCTCTTTTTTAGGGAAGATAGTAATGCCATTTTCTAAAGCTATAGTATCCACTCATATCTTTGTACCTAAGAATGAAATTGATGTAGAAGCGTATAGACGAAGGTACACTGTGAAGAGTAATTATTCTAATGGCCCTGTTATTCCTTATTATAAGGAGGATAATTATTACTTCGGGATACCTAGACATGCTGTGCGCCTTACTACAACTATAGCGGAAGAATTAGAAGATAGACGTTCTATGGGTAGTCCCGCAGATATAGAATTTAATGGATCTTTGTGGGACTACCAACTAAAAGCTATTAACGAATTTTCCACTCTTGTAGCGAAGGGCGGCTCTGGATTTTTTCTAGAGGCCGCCCCTGGGTCTGGTAAAACAGTCATGGGATTGCGTATGCTATCATTACTAGGGGTGACTTCCCTAGTTATTGTTCCAAAATCTGACTTAGTTAAACAGTGGAAAGACCGAATATTAAAATTTACTAATGTAAAAGAAAATGAAATAGGTACAATTGAGGGAGGATCTGGAGAATATAAAGATAAGAAAATTGTAATAGGGCTAGTGCATAGCATTATCATAAAAAGAATTGCTACAAAAGAGTTTTGTTCTTACTTCGGGGCTGTTCTTTTTGATGAATGCGATAGTAGCCTTCCTCCGAAAACCTTTTCATCTGCTTCTGGAATGTTCCCAGCAAAGTACAGAATAGGTATGACCGCTTCTGCTACTAGGGCAGACGGACTTCATGTTATTTTTGAAGAAAATCTAGCACAGTTTAGAATTAAATGTACTAACACTAAAACATTAGAACCTACGGTTATCCTGCATATGTTTAAGGGATCATCGGGGGAAATACCCTCATATTTAAAAGATCTTCAGCGCAGGGGAGTTCTTATATCCAATTTGGCAAGTAACCCGGTTAGAAATAATTTAATAGCTAATTATGCTACTCGAAGCTATAACTCCGGAAGAGCAACGCTTATAATAAGCGACCGTAAAGATCAACTAAAGAAAGTAGAAAGTATTCTTACCAAAGTTTTTAAAATTCCCAAAGAAGATATAGGATATTTTGTAAGATCGCTAGATGGAAAGAATTTAAAAGAAGCCGAAAAAAAACATTCAGCGGATAAATGTCAAATAATTTTAGCCACCTATGGTATGCTTTCCAGAGGAACAGATATTCCCAGACTATCTTGCCTAATTTTGGGTACGCTACGCAGCGACATGAAACAAGTTTTGGGTCGAATAGAGCGATTCTTGGAAGGAAAATTATCACCAGTAGTGATAGATATTATAGATCTTCACTACCCTTCTGCTATGAGAAGTGCTAAAGCTCGAATAAAATTCTATAAAAATCGTAATCTTGTAATTAAAGAGGTTAGACCACGAGTATGAAGAAACCAACTAATAAAAACAAAGAAGTTATTAAAGAAACCCAAGAAGAAGCTTTAATAGTGGTCAATGAAACTATTATAGGTAAGCCTAGAGAAGAAGTAAAACAGATTAAGATCAAACCATTTGTAACTGATACTGCTCGTATTGAAGTGCATGCAAAAAGATACATTCCTTTAGGAGCCAACCTAGGGGGAGCCACTGTAGCCGTCACTGTTAGTGTGCCTTGTTATGTAGAAGAAATTGCTTCGTGTTACCAAAAAACAGATTCAATTGTAGACAAAATAATAGCTAAGAAGGTCAACACAATTATAGCTTCTATTAATAATGTAGAGGAGTAATAGATGACGGAGAAAGACCAGTCGAAGCCATCAACCCTAGCTGCTATTTCTAGCAGCCTTAACACAAGATTTGGAGATAATACCTCCGTTCACGGAACTGATATGCCGGAGGATCCTCCAAGACTTCCTACTGGTATTTACATATTTGATCATTCTAGCGGCGGTGGTTTTCCAGTACATCAGGTATCTATAATAAAAGGAGCTGAGCACGGCGGAAAAACTTCTCTTATTATGTCTGCAATGTCAAAAGTTCCTAAGATATGTTGGAGATGTTATAAACCTATATCTATGTGTTGTTGCTCCCTACCCCCTATTAAGATGAGAAGCATGTGGCTAGATGTAGAAGGAACTTTTAACAAATTTTGGGCTAAATGTATTGGTTGCGACCCCGACGATTATTACCTAAATACTAGTGAATCAGGAAATGAGTATGGGGATGTTGCTGATTTTGCTTTACGCGCAGATGACTGCGGATTATTAGTTATAGATTCTATTGCTGCATTGCTTCCTGCTGAAATAATGGAATCTTCCATGGATTCTAAAAATGTAGCCTTACAAGCTAAATTAATAACTAATTTAATGAATAGAGTTAATACCAGGTTAGCTAGAGAACGAAAAAGAGGTCATCCTTGCTTAGTTATAGTAACTAATCAGTTACGTGCTAACATAGGTGGCTTTTCTATGTTCGGACCACCTACCCCTATAACCCCAGGGGGTCATGCGTTAAAACACTTTTCGGGAATTACAGTTAATATATCTAAAAAAGCTTTAACTGATAAAGATAAATATCATGATAAAGTAAGAGATCTTACCCTAGCACAAAAACACTCCTTTTATATTGAGAAATATAAATCATTAAAGTTATCAGAAGGTGGAGAATTTTTAAGGATAACCGCTGATATACCCGAATTGGAATTTAAGCGCGGAGACGTAGCTGATTATAAGTATGTTGCTGGAAGGTTGGTAGATTCTGGGCTAATGGTTAAATCTAGTTCTGGAAAATATAAATTTGGAAATAATTCAGGGGCTCAGAAAGATTTTATAGATGCGTGGAAAAAGAATAAAGATTTATATTTTGAAGTGCAGCATAAGCTTCTGAATCACACAATAGAAAAAATTATTCCTAAGGAAAATAAAATTTGCCAACCAGAACCTGTAAAGCCTGCGGAGAAAAAATTACCGTCGCCACAAGAGAACTAAAATATCTTCATGATTCTTTTGATTTTATCTGCAGTCCGGAGTGCGTAGCGGAGATGATAAAATTATTTAAAAATTTAACTCCTAGCCCACTACCCCCTAATAGCTTTTTTGAAGCTACAGATAGCATAGATCCTGATGGCTTAACAGCAGCATATTCCTGGAAATTAGGTAAGAATTTTAGATCTGAATATGAAGCGGCAGTAGCGGAATTTTTGCACACGTGTGCAATTTTTCCGATCTATGAAAAATATACATTTATAGTGGGGGATCAGACTTATACACCTGATTTCTTTATAGAAAGCCCATATAATTGTTTTTTAGAGGTCAAAGGATTGTTTAGTATAGGCAAACGAGCAAAATTAACTACCTTTATAAGGCAATATCCTGAGGTTAATTTTATACTAATTCCGTGGACCTTAAGGAGTGCCTTTATTGAGCGAACTAACCCAAATAGAGAAGACTGGTGATCCAGAATTAATAACCAGAGAATTTGTATCTGTTAAAAGTTCTATTGATAAAAAAAAATTACCTCGTTATCCAAGGGCATCAGCCATTTATCATGATTGTATGAGACAGCTTGTATTAATAAATAGATATCAGATACAAGATACCAAATATAATAAATTTCATCAAAATGTGGTTTTTAGTATAGGAAACGCAGTTCATTTTTGGGCTCAAAATACTAAATCATTCATAGATGATTCTTATCGTAGAGGCTTATGGAAATGCAGATCCTGCGGATTTCTATCAGAATTCTCAGGAGTTATTTCAGTTGCGTGCCCTTCATGTGCAGCTAAAAAATCATCATTTGAGTATTTTGAGTACCCCCTAAAAATTGAGAAACCTTTATATCTTACAGGTCATCCAGACATGTTTGTGGAGAAGCCAGCTAATAATTACAGAGTAGTAGAATTTAAAACTATTAATGGAAATGATTTTGATAAATTAAAGGCTCCACTCATAGAACATGTCTGGCAGGTTCATTCTTATATGTGGGGTCTTAGCAAGGATACCCTATTTAAACTTCTTCCATTTGATAATAAAATTAGTTACATAATGTATATATCAAAGGATATGAAAATTAACAGCTCTCCCGTTAAAACTTTTATAATTAAAAGAGAGTCCTCCGTAGAAAAAGAAATTTTAAATAAGCTTGTAAAATTTAAAGAGGGGTACCTAGGTGGCGACTTACCGCCTCCTTCCGATTTATGTGTATCTGCCGGGTATTCCACGTATGTAGCAAAAAATTGCCCCGCCCTAGCACAATGCAAAAAATTTACTTGACAAAAATTAAAAAACGTGCTAGTAGATTTTTATGAAAATGAAATTACCCGAAAAAATAGTAGGTCTCGATCTCTCCCTTACCTCTACTGGAATAGTGACCTACGCAATGTCATCAGCAGTGGAATGTAATAAAGTGGTAAAGACTACCAATAAATACGACTATATGACCCGTTATAATAAAATTCTGGCTGAAATAGAAATTGAGATTGCCGAGACGGAAGCTATTTTTTTTATCGAGGGATACGCACTGGGTTCTTTTTCTAAATCAACTGCAATGTCTAACTTAATGGAACTAGGAGGAATCATTAAGTTTTATTTATGGGAAAATGGAGTTGATTTTATTGTGGTACCCCCCACCTCTCTAAAGAAATTCGTTACCGGAAAAGGAAACTCCAAAAAAGAGGATGTAAAATTAGGGATATATAAACGATACGGAAGAGAATTTGTTACCTCGGACGAGGCCGACGCCTTTGGATTAATGGCTTTTGGCTACGCGTACTTTATGGGTAAGTTACTAACTGGTAAGGAACTAACCATTACTGAAAAAGATTGTATTACTAAAATAAGAGGGGAAAAAAATGACGCCTAAGGTATTACACTATTTAGCTAGTAGTAATCCTTGTTTATTTATACCCACTATCGAAGATAGTAAAGCTTTATCACATATTATAGATTCATTAATACATTTAGGTTTTGTTAATAGAGAACTAGCGGTATGGAAATCTACGACAGGTATGATAACTTATCAAAGAGGTAAGTGGGTAAATGGCCTAAGTGATGCTATCCCTACAAGTAGACCCATCATGGAATTTATAGGAGCCCTTAATAAAGTAGCGGATACCCAAGAATGCATAGGAGTATTCTATCATATTAGAAGCTTACTAGATCAACCTAATATTGTGCAGGCTATTATAGACGCTACTTATAAAGCTAAGCAAAACTTTTCTACTATAATATTCATAGGATCTTTTCTTCCTCTTCCTCCAGAGCTACTTAATATAGTAACATATGTGGATTTCCCTCTTCCTACTAAAGATGAAATTGAAGTTCTATTTGAGGAACTAATACAGGCGTGGGAGGAAAATCATAAATTAGAATTTCCCAAGAATAAAAAAAAACGTAAAGAAATTTTAAGTAAGGCGGCTATGTCTGCTCAAGGACTTGATATGCTTTCTGCTGAAAATGCACTAGCCTTAGCTATTAGTATTACAGCAGAGCCCAACGCTAAAATAATTCAATCCCAAAAGGAACAGCACATAAAGAAATCTGATGTTCTTGAGTATATTAGCACTGATTTAAGCTTAAAAGATGTAGGCGGTTTTGGGGCATTAAAGGAATGGCTGGCTCGCAGAAAAGATGCATTTACCGACAGGGCACGAGAATATGGACTCCCCTGGCCCAAAGGCATACTTATTTCTGGCGCTTCCGGAACCGGAAAATCTCATATTTCTAAATGTTTAGCATCTTTTCTTGAACTTCCTCTTCTTAGACTTGACATGGGAAAAGTATTCGGAAGATACGTCGGGGATTCGGAAGCCAACCTAAGAAGAGCACTCCAAATAGTGGAGGCGGTGGCACCTACAGTGGTCCAAATTGATGAAGCAGAGAAAGCATTATCAGGCTCAGAGGCAAGCGGAAAAACAGATTCTGGAGTAACTGCTCGTGTTCTTTCTACTCTTTTGACGTGGAGACAGGAAACTACGTATCCAGTGTTTATGGTGTATACTGCAAATAACCCAGACCTAATACCAGCCATGATATATAGAAAAGGCAGGCTTGATGAAATATGGGCAGTGGATTTACCTACTCTTCTTGAGAGAGAAGAAATATTTAAAATACATTTAGAAAGAAGAAAAAGAGATGCTTCTCTCTTTGATACTGCTCTTCTTGCCAATAGGTCAAAAAATTTCACAGGGGCTGAAATAGAGGCATCTATTGAAGATGCCATGTTTAATGCATTCTATGATAATGTAGAGGTAGATACTGGGTATATTCTTAAATCTATAGATGGTACACTTCCACAAAGTGATTCTTCTAGTGAAGAATATTTAAGATTAAAAGAGTGGATGAGCACTAGAGCACGCTCTGTATCCGGATCAGAAGAAAATACTACCGCTAAAAAGTCAATCCCTACCTTGCGGGATATAAAAAGTATAAAAAAAGGAGAAAAAGATGGCAACTAAAGTTATAACTAGAAAATCTCAAGCAGTTATGCACACATTAAGTCCACAGGATCTTCTTAGGGAAGAGGCTGTTAGAGCAAAGGATATGATAGAGTCCGGATATATGCTCTTGGCTAGGTGTCTATATGATATATATCACCAAGACGTATACAGTACCTATTGGAATTATATAAATTTTGAGGACTACATAGATAAAGAAATACAAATAGCATATCGTAAAGCAATGTATTTGGTCGAAATATATGGTAAAGCCAAATTACTAAATATGGACATGGATAGACTTGAGAGAATGGGATGGAGTAAGGCCAGAGAACTTATACGAATAGTAGATGAGAGTAATGTGTCAGAGTGGATGGATAGGGCTGAGAACTGTACAGTAAAAGAACTCAATATCCAAGTGAAAAAAGAAAAAGATAAAACAGCCGATAAATCTTCTATAGTAGAGGAAGCCCCTATTATTACCACCATCACATTTAAACTAGGGATGGCAGAACACGCTATAATTGATGACGCCCTGCAGGAAAGTAAAAGCCTCATTAATAGTAATGATTTAGCATTAGCCCTGGCTAATATATGTCAAGAATGGATGGAATCCAAAGGAGTAGTACCCCAACATTCTACTCTAGAAGATCATATTGCTCACCTACAGCAAATATATGGAAGAAAGCTGGTTATTTCCGGAGTGTCTCCTACAGAAACCATTACTAATTCCGTTGATGATGAAGATGAGGATGATATTGAAGAAAGCACTATAACACTAAGCAACTCTGATAATGAAGATCCTTTGGATGAATTTTTGTGACAATAACTAGACTCCCAGAAACACTAGGTATTTATGAGTCTATGCTTGATATGAGCATATGTAGAGGAGATTTGCCCGCAGCTAAATTAGCCTTTAGAGCTATCTCCTCTTTCTCTAAATACCCGGTTGACACATTAAGCTCAGTACTTATTAGAGCATCCCTACTTCATTTTTCAGTGCTGCCCGCAGAAATTATTAGGGTTGATATGAGCGATGCTTGGGAAATTATCTCAGGAATGTGCGAAGCTAGTTTAGATAAAAGGGCCTACACTATTGCTTCTTTTTTTATTAACGGCGTTAACACTCCTCTTGTTCATGATTTTGTAAGATTTTCATACTCAGAATCTGGTACTTGTGCAATACCATTATCCACATATATGGATAGATTACTATATAAAGTAGTTGTATCCATGAATAGAGTAATATCTGATACTAAATATTTTCAATTTTCTAGTGCTCCCTTAGCCGACGTTGATGATATATCTAGTATTTCTACAGAATATTACTTAGGTAGCAAATCATGGATATATAATCATATTATTAACTATATTACAGTGATATCTAATCTATCCCATCGCGAGGCAGAGCAAGCTTTAAGTATATTTGAGCATAATTATACTACTAAGTTAATTCAATATAAATTAGATTACTGGGATACCTTAAAACAGAATATATTTAAAAATACAGATGTGGAGAATTTATGGAACGCTTCCCTGAGAAAAAAAGTTCTATCCCGGACGACAGAAATTCTGGAAACCCGCTTACCGATCCAAATGCCTGGCTAAGAAAAACGGAGGAGGATGGCAATATAATTCATTGCGAAAAAAGATCCGCTATTATGCACATAAGATTTTGTGATATCATAAGAAAAGCTACTCCTACTGTAGCTGATACTGGATTTATAGATAAAACTTTAAAATCAGTAAATGTATGCAACGACTGCCCGGTCAGTAAAGCAAAACTCTCTGTACGGAGATTTATAGAATTTAAAAATTTAAATAAGGAGTTATAATAAAAATGGAAACTTGTTGTTGCGATTCCAGTAATAGAACTATGACTGTAGAAGAGTTGTCTGATTATATAAAGATAAGTAGAAATATTTTGTACAAAGGAATAAGAGAGAAAACACTACACATTCCTTATTTTAAGATAAATAAAGCAGCACGATTTTTAAAAACAGATGTAGATGCTTGGATAGATATGTGTCGTGAGAATACTGGTCCCGAGGTAGTAGCTTCTCTAAAACCTATGCAAGAATTACTAGAGCCACAGGAAATAAATGGAAACTCCAAATAAGATATTACTATATGACGGTAGGGAAGTAGCTCACGGGGAAACTATTCGTCTTCCTATTGATAGGATAGCTCCTAATATGTATAATCCTAACGAAATGAGCGAAGAAGCTTTCTCATTTCTAGAAGAGAATGTAGAACAAGTGGGATTTGTGGACCCTATAGTAGTAACTCCTGATTTGGATGGCAATTTTGTTATTATTGACGGGCAGCATAGATGGGAACAACAAAGAATGTCAGGAGTACAGGATATTCCATGTGTTGTAGTTTCAAATGAAATTTTTGATGAAAAAACATTGATGCTGCAGACAGTAAGACTCAACAATATTAGGGGGGTTCTTAATCCTGACAAATTTAATGCGCTTATTGATAAACTAGTTAATAAACACGGCATGAATTTTGATACATTGGCAGAAGATCTAGCCTTCGAGGATTTAGACTACTTTCAGCAACTAGTTAAGGCCGGAAGAGAAGAAGTGCCGAAGGAAGCTAGAAAAGAATACGATAAAGCAGTTAAAAAAGTTAATTCTATTGATGGCCTAGCCAAGCTAATTGAAAGACTTTGGCTTAAGTATTCTGATAGTGTCCCCGCTAATTTCATGATTATTGATTATGGTAATATGCGTCATCTCTGGGTTCAGATGGACCAGGGACATATGGCTGCGTGTACGGATCTTTTCAGAAATATATTTCAAGAAGGATATAAAGTTAGCTCCGTATTACAAATAATGCTAGACGAATTAAACCTACCAGAATTTATAGAAAAATATAAGGAAAGGCTTGAAGAAATATCGGAGGGAGAAGAGACACTAGAGGATTTAATTGATCCGTAATAATTATGTGGTAAAATGTCTAATACACTCTTAGAAATAAAAGCAGCAGTACCTAAAGGAAGCTGGATGGAACTATTAGAAGACCTCCAGCTTTTAAAAATACATGAAATGCTTAAAAATGGTGCAACCAATAGTGAGGCAATTAAAACTTGCCAGGCAATGTTTAATGTTAAGCGTAAAGCTAAATTGGAAGAACTTCTTCCCGACATAGTTAAATTTAGAACACAAATTCTTAATGACAAAGCATTACTAGCCATAGAAGAAACGCAGGGCAATACTGCCGCTATACAATTGGCTACTCGCCTTCGCGGCCTTACATCTAGAGTAGACGCTTTTGGAAGACTAAATTGGCTAGTGGATCAACAAACAGAACGAGTAGTGGGAATGCTCGGTAAGGAAAAGAAGTCTGGTTTAATATATCCCGGAACTACTGATAATATTGCTATGCTGGATAAAATGCTACATAACTTATTAAAAGCTAAATCAGATCTAAATATACCAGAGCAAACAGTAACTGTATCATCAGAATCTAACCAAAAACTCCAACAACTTGTAGATGGCTTTAAAAATGACGGTGAAGCAATGATTAATGCCACACATAAGTTACTTGATTTAGTAGATACTAGATCAGTAACGCTAAATCTAGATCAAGACGGTAAGTTTACTGTTACAGAGAAAGAAGAAATTGTGGTGGAGAGTTAATGGCTTACGATGATCTACAAGTAATTAAATTGTGCGATGCGCTAGAGGCAGTTACTCATGTGCTACGT